GGGGTCAAACGACCCCCTTTTTTATGGATTGACTACTTCAGTATTCTCAGTTGATGCGAGTGAAGATGTAATATAACTTGAACTCTTATCATATCTTACAATTTGTCTTAAGTCATTAATAAATGCTTGAATATAAGATGGATGTAGAACATCTATTTCTCTCTTTTTTTCATTTTCAATATATTCATACTGTATATTTGTTATTGGTGTAGCGATATTATCAGTTAATACTGTAAATTCATTTTTATCATCAAGTTGTCTATTACCTACATCTGATATTATTGTGTATTTTGTAGTACTTGGATATTTGATAGATGTACCGTCAATTTTAAAATCAGCATCAACGATTAAATCTGGTGGTAATATTTGACGTTCTTGCTCATCTCTAATTTCAAATGTTACATAATGGTGAACTTCATTCATTTTAATTTCAGAACCATATTTCTCTAAAGCATAATTATAAACTTGATGGTCTTGTAATGGCCATTGATGATTAATGTTAATTATACCTGCAACTAAAATTACTATGTAATCTAATCTCGAATCTCCATATAATTCCTCTGCAATTGTATCTGGTCTTTCACCATTCTCAATGACAAATCTATTTAATGCCGATACAGAACCTTTTAAGTAATCAAATAATTTAGTTCGACGAAAAATATTCTTTATTATAATATAATCTCTAGATGAGTTTTTATGTGATAGTGGTGATTGATATGCAATATTTGGCAGTTCGTTAAAATATCCCATTAGTATCCTACTCCTTGTCCTGCATCACCCTGTAAGTAATCTTCAAAGTATATTGGATTAAGTTCTTTAAATGTAACATCCATTCTTATATTTACTGGTGTACCATCTTCATATGATGCATAAGTACCAGCATTTGTATAATTTAAATTCAATCCTGTTAGTGCACACAGTTTAAATTTATTTAAAAATGGATGTTCAACTCCATCTCTTAAATATTTAAGTTGAAATACATCTGGTGATTTTAAAAATATTCCTTGAGCACCTCCATTAAATTCTCCTGCTTTTGCAGCCATTGACATTTTTAAAGAGCGAATAATTGATTTTACAACTCTTGACTCATCTGAACTACGAGGTGAAAATGTTATGCTATAGGGAAATGATCTAAGATTGACACCTTGAAATAAAAGTTCAAGATTATTGTTTAAGATTTGACCAGTAGCCCTTGTAACAACACTTTTAGCAGAAACATTTCCCCCTAATTGACCTACTGCTGCACCAGAAATTGCTGCTCTGATTGCATTTTGCGTATCATCAGTCAAACCAGGAATTTTGACACCAGCATTTAATGCTCTGATTGCTTTTTGTGCTTGATCAATACTACCTACTACACCTTCTTTCATCATTGTTTGAGCAACTGATAGACCAGCTAATTCGATTGCATTAACTCGATCATCTCCCCAAGTCACTGAATTAGAATCATTTAATTCTTGAGGCATCGGCAATTCAATATAATATTTTGTTGTTGTTTTATCTTTGTGTCTAGAGGTAACGTCAGAAAACTTGACATTAATTTTTGGATCACCAATTGGATTATTTGGATTTCTCATATTATAATCTTCTTTTTGTTTCTTTGACATTACAGCATTTTTATATTCTTTTCCATCTTCGCCAGTAAAATCAAATAAAACATTTTCTGTTGAAACACCCATTGTTGCACCATTTTCTGGTGGTACAAATTCAACACATTTTATTTGTAAAGTATCTCCTGTCTTTTCTTGCATTGAACGAGCGATAGGATATGATAGATATCTATCCATTCCATTATTTTTGTCACCAGCAAAAGTTCTCGTTTTTTTAGGTCTCTCCTGATTATTAGATTCTTGTGCTAATGCTTTACCTCTTTTTATTGAATTAGCAAAGGAACCATTAGGATCTATATTTGTGGGAAACATATATATCTTTTTTTAACTATTTAGTATGATTTTGACAAAAGGCAAAGTTCTTAAATCTCTTAACTCCATTTCATCTACTTTGTACAGTCCACCGACTACTTCTGGGAATGTATATTGTCTCATTTCACCCCAATGATAGTTCAATCCTTTGAATCCCCAAGAGAATACATCAGTCACCGCAACAAGTGGATGTGAGTCATATGCAATGCCAGGTGTTTTTGCTTTATATACAAAAACATAATAATTACCTGCTTCAGGAACATTACTTCCTTCAGTCAATACACCTAATACTTCTGTTGCTAAATCATCAGCACTTTCAGTACCGTAAAGATTTTTCATTATAGGATCTATACGACTCATATGTCTAACTCTTTTTCTGTAATTACTTTAAACTCCCACATTCGGTCAGCACAATACTCTCTTGCTGCTTTCCATTTTGCTTGATTTCTTGCATATTCAAATGCTTCACGAATGTAACCTTTAGTTTGTCTTTTTGGTCTTTTTGGTTTTGTTGTTTGTTTGAGTGGTTTCACTTCAATCAGGTATCTTTTTATTTTACCTGTATTCTCTTGAACCTTGATATAAAAATCTGGGAAGTAACGATGAACACGACTATCGTGAGGTGAGATATATGGAAGAGCAATCTCTTCGCTTCCCCACTCAAGAATTTTAGTGTTTTTATCACAGTACACCATAAACTTTCTTTCCCAAAGTGACCTGTAAATAATATTAGTCGGATCACCCTTATATTTTCTAGGAAAGGATGGATAGTATTTTCCCCTATAAGCCATCTAAATAACTATACTATAGAAGTATTTAGAGTGCCAGCACCAAGACCGAGAAGAATATCAGATATAATGCCTAAGATACAGAATGTTGCTCAGACATCTCAATTCTTAGTAAAATTTGTATTACCTACCAGTCCCGTAAGAAAATTTATGAGACAAAAAGGTATAAATGATCGTTTTATATCTGACAATATAGGATTACTTTGTAGTGATGCTGTATTGCCAGGCAGTGCAATGGCAGCATTAAATACCGCTGGTGATTATCAAGGTTTAGTTGAAAGATTCGCCCATACTCGTAATTTTACACAGATAAATTTAGAATTTTACGTCGATTTAGAATATAAGTCATTGAAATTTTTAGAGCATTGGATGGAATATATTTCAGGACAGTCAACAGCAGACCCAATAAGAGATGCTTATCATTTTAAGATGGCATATCCTGATGAATATAAGTCAAATGATACGAGAATAGTAAAATTTGAAAAAAATCATTTTCAATTTTTAGAATATAGATTCATCGGATTATTTCCAATATCACTCAATTCAACTAGAGTTTCATATCAAAATTCTCAAGTATTAAAAGCAACTGCAAGTTTTAGTTTTGACAGATATGTTTGTGGAGAATCATCATCACTTGCAAGAGCATTGGGTATAGATTTGAATAATAGATTAGGAAAACCTGGTAGGGGAAGTGGTATGCCTTATAATAGTGCCACCACTTTGAATGAAGTAATGGATGGATTACCATTATTGAATAGAGGAACAGCTTATACTACAATTGGAAGTGGAAGTAGAAGAGAAGTAAGAACAGGTTCAGATTCAACAAGAAATATAAATCCATTAGGACCTACAATTCAAGAGTTTATGAGATAAACCTTTTGAAAACCACTATAAATAATATTAACTGAAGTGTAGTAATTATTATGCCTTTACCAACCATTTCAACACCAACTTATGAGTTAGTGTTACCTTCGTCAAATAAAAAAATAAAATATAGACCCTTCCTTGTGAAGGAAGAGAAGATTCTTATTTTAGCAATGGAATCTCAAGATACAAAACAGATCGCAAGAGCAGTTAAAGATGTAATTTCTCATTGTATTTTATCAAGAGGAATTAAAGTTGAAAAACTTGCTACTTTTGACATAGAATATTTGTTTTTAAATATTCGTGGTAAATCTGTGGGTGAGCAAATTGAAGTAATGGTCACTTGTCCTGATGATAGTAAAACTCAGGTTCCAATGTCAATTAATGTGGACAACATAAAAGTCAAAACTGATGAAAAACATTCTACAGATATCATTTTAGATGATGTATATACTCTAAGAATGAAATATCCTTCATTGAATGAATTTATTAAAAATAATTTTGGTGCAATGCAGGAAATGAATGTAGACGACACTTTTGACTTGATAGCGTCTTGTATAGATCAAGTTTATTCTGAAGAAGAATCTTGGGCATCTGAGGAATGTACGAAGAAAGAGTTAACAACATTTGTTGAATCTTTAAATTCTAGTCAATTTAAAAAAGTTGAAAATTTCTTTGAGACTATGCCTAAATTATCTCATACAGTTCAAGTCACTAATCCAAATACAAAGGTTGAAAGTGAAATAAAAATTGAGGGTTTACAGAATTTTTTCGGATAAGTATGGCACATGAAGATCTTGCGTCATACTACAAATTAAATTTTTCCTTAATACAACACCATAAATATAGCTTAACTGAACTTGAGAATATGATTCCGTGGGAAAGAGAAATTTATGTTTCACTTTTACAACAATATGTTGAAGAGGAAAATCTAAAAGCACAACAAGAACGTAATGGATGAGGAGCAACAAACGTTAGCATCACCGATAGCAGGGAGTATTAGAGGTATTAGAAGAAGTGTTTCTTCTAGTGTCTTTACTGGTCGTGCGTTACCTCAACAAGTAAGTGATCCTCAAACAACAAGTTTAATCACACAGAATTCATTGACACTTACAAATGTGTCATCACAACTTACAGGTATTAATGAGAGAGTTAATAATATCAATACATCTTTAAGTGCGATAAAAGATAATTTAGCATTAAGTGATCAACTAGAAAGAAAGAAACAGCAAGCAAAAGAACAGAGAGAAGCACAATTAGCGGAGCAAGGTTTAAGAGAAGGAAAAGAAAGTCAGTTAGAAAAAAAAGTACAATTTGCATTACTAACACCTGTTCGTAGAGTTGCAAATTTTGCAAAAGGATTATTGGGAAGATTAACAGATTTTCTTTTAGTTATTGCTGGTGGATGGTTAACCGATCAAGTATTAACTTTTTTCAGATTAAAATCTCAGGGAAATGTAGATGGTCTGAATAAATTCAAAACAAAATTCCTTACAGATTTACTGGCTCTTGGTGGTATTATTCTTTTAACTACAACTGGACTTGGTAAAATATTTGCTCTTACAAAATTTATAGGTGCCTTTGCACTTAGATTAACATTTGGTTCATTATTAATTCAACCTTTTCAAAGATTAACAGCATTTATATTTAATAATATAGCAAAGTTTCTTAATTTCATAAGATTAGGAGTTGGTGGTGCTTTTAGTTTTCTAAGAAGAGGAGGTCCTGGCGGTTTCAGAATGGGACAAAATGCATTAAGAAATTTAGGTATCGCTGGAGGTTTTGGTGCATTTGCTGGATTTTTTGATAAAATTAAAGCGAGATTAGGATTTAGACCTAAAGGTGTTCCAAAAGGTAAAGTACCAGGTTTCGGATTTTTTAATGCTCTAGTAGCGTTTCAATATGCTTTGGAAGGTATAAACGATTTCAATGAATCTAAGGCAAGAGGAAATAACAATTTTCAAGCATTCGCAGAAGCTGCTACAAGAGTGGCAACAGATTTTGCAGTCTATCTTGGGACAGTCAAAGCTGGATCATTTGCAGGAGCACAAATTGGTGGAGCATTAGGTGGTTTGATTGGATTCTTTTTTGGAGGAATAGGTGCTGGACCTGGTGCCCTTATGGGGGCAAAAGCTGGTGGTATTATTGGAGGAATTTTAGCTGCATTAGGTATATCATTCCCAGACACAACTGAGAAAATATTAGGATTTAATCCTTCAAGACTAACTGAGAGATTGAAGAATTTCACAGGGGGTATCGTAAATTCTATAACGGGTGCTAATAGAGAAAAACCTGCTTTAGAAGCAGCCAAAGAAATGAATAAAGAGAGAAATAAGAAAAGAGGTAGCTCATTTAACAAAGATAAAGGTTTTAGATTTGGTGGTGTCATCAAAGCACCAGAGAGTGGTGCCTTTGTTAAATTGCATGGTCTTGAAGAGATTAAACCATTAGATGCAGATGGTTCTATGAAAAATGCAAGAATTGCATCATTAGTATTTGATGATAATATTGCAAATATTATAAACCTAACAACACAAGATGAAGGAATGGATAATCAAATTGGTGCAACTCCTTCTTCAAATATAAACGCTGTATCTATTCCTGTAATTCCATCTTCAGATTACTTAAATAATTATACACTTCAAGCACAACATCATTATAACGTGGTATCAGTATAATGTCAGAGCAAAGAGAAAGAAGAAACTCGTTACTAAGGTCATCTATTAGTATTAATTCTATAAGAAGTTCTGCTACCAATTTTTCAAAAGGATTAAGAAGATCTAATGTCATTGCAAATCAAATTGTAGAGAAAACAAGAGAATCAAATTTGTTTAAATCTAATTTAATAAGAAAGGAAAATGAATATTTTAGAAAAAGAAGAGAAAATGTAAGAAGAAAGGATAGAGAGGATGAATTAGAAGCAGCAAGTATTAGTGGTGTAACAAAGAAAGAAGGAAATATTATTCAAAGAAGTACAAGAGGATTTTTAGGTAGAATTCTAGATTTCTTTGGAATAGTATTGATTGGTTGGTTTGTTAATACTCTTCCTAAAATTTTAAAAGCAATTGGAGGATTGATAACTAGAATTCAAAAATTTGTTACTTCACTCACTGGTTTCATAGATGAACTCAAAGGATTCTTTACGGGGATAGGTGAAGGAATATCAGCAGCCTTTGATAGTTTACCTACCTTTGACTTTGGTAATTTTAGAACTGAGGCAGAAACAATCTTTGAAAATACGACGGAGGGTTTACAACGTTTATATCAAGGATTCTTTTTAGCAGCAAAAGATTTTAATAATCCAGAAAAATTAGGAATGACAGGCGATGATATTGATAAAGAGACTGGTCAATTAAATTATGGTGAAGAGGTTGAATCTGAGATGGATTCAGCTTTTGAAGAGATGGGACTTGAAGGAGAAGAAGGGGGTGAGAATGTTAGTGAGGAAGAATTAGATAACCTTATTAATTCATTGGATGAAGAAAATGATAATGAAGGGGAACAAAATCAGGAACAAATTAATGATAAGGGTGTAAATGAGGAGGATTTAATAACAGGAGTAAAGGATGCAACAACTTCAGCAGAAAGAGTTGTTAAAAGTGAAAAACAATTTAAAGATGAAAAAACTGCTGCCACAAAGAAGGACACAAACAATCTCAAAACTGCAATGAATTTTTTAAATCCAGGTGGTTCAGCTAGTTCAGGGAGTGCAGGTGGTGAAGGTGGAACAGGTTTACCTGAAGAAAGAGATAAAAATTACCAACAAAAATTAGATGCTGCACTAATAAGAAAGGAAAATTATGAAGAAACGGGTGAAATTAATAAATTGGAGGGAGTACAGAGAAAAATTGAATTTTATGAAAAAGTAATTGCATTACAAGACAAAGAGACAGATCCACAAAATTATGTTACAATAAGAAGAAATAGTGTGAGAAATGTAAATACTACTAGAAATACAAATGTTCCAACTGTTATAATTACTGAAGGTAAATCAAAAAATACTAATCAAAATATTTCAATGCCTAATTTTTCAAATACTTTAGAAATACCAGAATCAAATACCTCAGATACATCAATCGCTAAAATACACTCTCTTATATTAAGTACATAAAATGGCAGCAGTAGATAAATCAGCATATGATATATTTCTCGTAGAATCAAATGATAAAGATCCTAAACGAAGAAAAACTGTAGATATTTCACAGGGTGTGGTTGGTTTTACTTATTTTGAAAATATAATGTCACCTACTTTAACTGCAAGAGTTATAGTTGTAAACACTGGTGGCGGTACTCCTGATGAGGATGGACATATGGTTGGTGTTTATAATGGATTACCATTTCGTGGTGGTGAAAGAGTTATTATAAAGATAGCATCCAATTCACCAAATAATCCAACTTTAGATTTTTCTGAAGATATAACAAAATACTTTTTTGTATCATCAGTAAGTGATGTTATGGTGGAGGCACAGAGAGAGATATTCACATTAAATTTAATATCAAGAGAAGCTCTTAGTAATGAAACAGTAAAAGTTGGAAAGAAATTTCCTATTTCTCAAAAAATATCAGAATCAGTTAAAGATATAATTAAAAATTATTTAAAATCTGATAAGATTAATGAGATAGACGAAACAATAAACCCTTATGGATTTATTGGAAATTTAAAAAAACCATTTTCATTAATAACTTGGTTAGCATCTAAATCTGTATCTGAATCAAAAGATAATTCTGCTGGATTTCTATTTTTTGAAACCAAAGATGGTTTTAATTTTAAATCAATAGACAATTTAATCAGTCAGGAACCAATAAAACCAGATTACATATACAAACCAAATGTTATTAACACTAGTGATCCTAAAAAAGATTTTAATATACTTAAATATAATATTGATAGAAGTCAAGATTTATTATCAAAGTTAGAGAGAGGTGCTTATAGTAGTGAACGATATTATATAAATCCAGTATCTTTCAAACCTGAAATAAAACATTTTAAATCTGCAGATTATCTTGGTAAAGATGGTGTGGAAAATTTAGGAGATGAAAGCATTCAATTACCATATCTTTCAGATGATGATGATAGACATTTGGGAGATTTGCCTACTAGAATATTTGTTAGTATGTTAGATATTGGAACTATAGAAAAAGATGCCAAGGATGAAGGTTGGAATGATCCAATTAAAAGAAATGCTGATCCTGCTAAAATTCAATCACAAAGTATGATGAGATATAATCAATTAATGTCTCAGGTGGTTGAGATTACAGTTCCTCTTAATACTAATTTAACTGCTGGTTCTGTCATTAGATGTATATTTCCAAGAATTGATAGAGCAAAAAGGAAGGATGAAGAAAAGAGAACAAGTGGTCTATATATGATAAAGGAATTGGCACATTATTTTGACACACAACACTCTTTCACAAAATTAAAATTAGTTAGAGATACAGCAGGTAGAAAATGATAGAGAATAATTTATTAAAAACTAATTTTCTAGGTAAAGATGGATTTCGTTGGTGGATTGGTCAGGTTGCTCCTGAAGATGCTCAAGGAGATCAAATCAATCAGATTGGAAATACTTGGGGTAGTAGAGTTAAAGTAAGAATTTATGGTTATCATCCACCAAATGAAACAGAATTAAAAAATGAAGATTTACCTTGGGCACAAGTATTATTATCTGCTCAAGGTGGATCTGGTAAAGCAAATCGTGCAAGATCATTAAGAATCTCACCTGGTGATACTGTAATGGGATTCTTTCTTGATGGAGATGATGCACAACAACCTGTCATATTAGGTCTTTTTGCAAGTACACCTGATTATTATGGTGGCACAGAGGAATACACTTCACCATTTCAACCATTTACTGGATATACAAGTAAAATAAAACCAAATCCCGATTTTATTGTTAAAAATGAAGGTGGAGACTCATCATCGAGCAGTCAAAAATCTCCTAGATTTCTTACAAAAGAAATAGTTGAGGATTTAAATGAAAAACTAGAAAAAGGTGAAGCACAACTAAAACAACTTATTGACTCTGGTGAATTGCAAAATAGTTTATCTAATGCATCTGAGGAACTTACTAATGTTTTAAAATCAGGTGCAGTGCAAACTGGTCTTTCGGACACTAAAGAAATTGTTGAGGGATTAAAGAAAAAATATGGATTTCCTGAAGTTCAAGCAGCTAAAGATATTGGAAAAGAAATATTATTGGCAAGTGGTATTGCAGGTTCAAATAATAATACAAAAGTGACCAACGGTATTAAGAATAAAATCAAAAATGCTTTACCTAATATAAAAAATGCAATACCAAAAGATAAATTTAAAGAAATATCTTCTGTTTCAAAAAGTTTAGTTTCATCAGCAAAA